GTAGCTGACTCATAGCTATTAAAAACTTTGTACGACTCGGTTGCCACTCAATCGTTAAATATTGTATGTGCCTTTAAAAGCAAAGATGGTAAAACCACACTTCCTTCTAAAGGCTCAATATTTGATTGAGTCTCTATAGATGACGCCGTTACCCCGAAAGTCCGAAGGATTTCCGGATTTAGGGCGCGTGCGCGGTATAGAGCGGACTCTAATGTTTTAGATCCGTGATAGTCACCAGGATAACTCCAAAGTGGCATCACTTTCCAAAGCATTAGAAGAGCGGCCGCAGTCAGGGATGATGCTTTCGCAAAATTCCCGGGATATAACGTTTTCAGATCAATTAAGACCTGACGATCCATCATATATAATGCAAACAAACCAAAGTGTGTTTTCACTAAACTTAATGGAACGGGACTAATTTCAACCCCACATCTGAATAGTCTTTTGGCTATTTCAAATGTGTGGTTTACTTTGGGTTTAATAGAATCAGAAGGTTTTGTTTCAACACCCAATGACTCCATTAATTTAATGTATTCGTCGGCTACTTGTTCCTGAAAGATAACAATGTCATCTCCTAGAACCAAATAGTCTTCGAATTCATTAAAGCCTCTCCTGGCACCAGAAAGACGGACTAGAAAATGATTAGTAACTGCTAAAGCAGCCCAGGAACTGTACAGTCCCATAGGTTGTCCAACAGCGTAATCTATTTCCAGTCTTTTATTGCTGATTCTATCTTTCGGCGTGACAAATTTTCATGATGTCATTAATTCCTTCCATTTTATGGACAATTGATCATCGTCTCATAAAATTGAAAGAATTTGTCTCGAAACTTCCACTGGCAAACGATCTGTTGCAGTTGTTAAATCTATAGAATACGGACATTGGTACCTGTCTTTTCAGATCGGTAACAACATCTGCTCTTGTGATTTAACTCAGTAACTTTTCGCCACCCTTGGAAGGGCTTCATGCTTAAAAGTTAAATCTGGTCTTAAGTTTCTTAAAACCTTCATTAACCTAATATGCAACGGCCTTAAATATGTTTGAGAAAGTCAATCACCAATAGCGATTACTCTGGTTTTACCCTCATAATCTGCTATAGCTGATAGTCTTCTTTTAAACACGTTTAACTTCGGGGAAGCAAACTGTTTAATTCAGTTAATACTCCTATAATCAGAGAAAATAAGAAGATACTGTTTCCCTAGGGATTCAATATCATTCCATTCCTTTTCATTATAAGAGTTAATTTCGGCAAAAGCAGTTAAAGATGAGTGTCCGTTAGGACCACTTTTCGATGACCACTTAAGCTCTATATCAACTGAATCTCAGTTTTCCTTGACATCACGCTTAATCCCTAGTTTTCCGAATGAGGATTTAAGTTCAGAGCAGACTAAAGCTATATTATCAAATATAACCGCATCTGGTACCCGTACTATAGATGACAAGTCTATTTCGGGCTCTAAATTTAGGTCTCTGGATTTTCAAAGAACTGACAAAATTGCGCGAGCAAAATTGTCGTTTCTTTGGGTTAATCCTTCGGCTTTATTAAGGTATCTCAGAGAGAAGTGACTGTCCGTCTGATGGATGAATATCAGAAACTTATAGGATTTGAAAGACTTCTTTTGAAAAAGGAGTTTATCTCATTTCTTATAAATTGGAGATATAAAGTCCACAGTTGGTTCAGTCATACTTATCTTAAGGAAATGCTTCCGCAAACCCTTAAGTAATAAGACCTTCTCTTTTCGATTAATGTCACGCTTACCTCAAATATGGTTCATCAACTTAACAGTCATGAAAAGTTGCTGGACCATCTCTTGAGAGAGGGAGAATAGATCCCTTAGAAGAAATATTG